GTCTTGCTTTCCGCATTGACTTAGCAAGCAGAGAAAATTTTATTGAATTAGCAGAACGTAAAGAAAGCGTATTGCGTCTTGCAAAAATGCTTAGTTACAATGCTAAAAGAAATATTGCATCAAAGGGTTTATTGAAATTTGATACTGTTAGTACCACAGAAAGTGTATTAGACAGTAATGGAAAAAATCTAGCGCAACAAAATATTGTATGGAATGACCCAACAAATCAAAACTGGGCAGAACAGTTTATTGCAGTATTAAATGCAGCAATGTCGGATAACACAGAATTTGGAAGAAGCCAAGGTACTGCAACAATAGAAGGTATACAAACCGAACAATATAGATTTAGAACAGCAAGTCTAGATGTTCCTGTTTACACATATAGCAAAATTGTTGCAGGCAGACAAATGACGTTTGAATTGATATCCACGTCATTTAAAGGAAAAGAAGAAATATACGAAGAACAGCCAGTTCCTGGAAATCAATTGGGATTTATTTACAGAAACGACGGCCGTGGCGGCACTAGTGCGAATACTGGATTTTATCTAATGTTCAAACAAGGTAGTTTAGAATTAGCAGATTTTTCTATAGATATACCTTCAACAAACGAACTAGTGGCAGTTGATGCAAACAACATTAACAATGATGATGTATGGTTATATGCATTAAGTTCTTCTGGAGTGCAGCAACAAGAATGGACTAAGGTATCATCTTTAGTAGGAAATAATATTGCTTATAACAGCATAACTTCTGATATAAGAAATATCTATTCAGTAATTACTAAAGAGAATGATAGAATTGATCTAGCATTTGCAGATGGTGTTTATGGTAATCTTCCACAAGGTGCATTTAGAGTTTATTATAGAACCAGCAACGGACTGTCGTATCAGATTGCTCCGTCGGAAATGCGTGGCATTAATATTGCTATTCCTTATGTTAACAAACAGGGAATTGCCCATACACTTTCAATTACACTCAGTTTAAAATATACAGTAAGTTCTTCTTCTGCTAGCGAATCTACAGATTCTATTAGAGTAAATGCACCAGCACAATACTATACACAGAACAGAATGATTACTGGGGAAGATTACAATCTTGCTCCTTTGGCTACCTCTCAAGATATTTTAAAAATTAAAGCAGTCAATCGAACATCAAGTGGTATTAGTAGAAACTTTGAAATAATTGATGCTACTGGAAAATACAGTTCTATAAATGTATTTGCTGACGACGGATTAATTTACAAAGAAGAAATCGAAAGATCTCTAGCATTTAAGTATGCTAACCGTGTTGAAATATTAAACTTTATTAGAAATCAAATTGAACCAGCAATTAATGATGTTGATATTTACAATTACTTTATTACAAAATTTGACAAAATTAATTTTACAGATGTAAACACACTTTGGAATGAAGTAACGACCGATGTTAATTTATCAACAGGCTATTTTGTGAATGCCATTGATACAAATTTGATTCTTAAAGTAAGCACCTATACCACTGGTACACTAAAATATGTTGACGTTGGCTCCATGATTAAATTTGTTCCACCTGCTGGAAAAAGTTTCAAGAAAGGAAAATTAGTCAATACAGATCCGTTAGATTCAGACCAAAAAGATAGAATATGGGTCAAGGTTGTAAAAATTTCTGGAGACGGAACCAATGCCGGCCGCGGAGTTTTAACCACAGGACTAGGTCCGGTACAGTTCAACGAAAATGTTCCAACCGGAGCAATTGCAACTAGGATCGTTCCTAAATTTACTACTAATTTGCCGGCGGCGCTAGAGTCGGAAATGGCAAATCAAATGTTTAGTAATTTAAATTTTGGTCTACGATAC